ATTGAAATCAAAATTGTGTGCGGACGCATCGTCGTTTAGGTTCTGCCCATACTCTACTAATGCCTCTGACGGCGCTGCTGCCAATTTAGATGCAGTTCTACCTAACATCGCTGTAACTGGTAGTACGTCCATTGCACTGTCCGCCAATGCAGCAATACCAGCGTTACCACGATCTGCCCCCTTACCTACTGCCTCGCTGAAGTGCTGTGGGTAGTTAAGCGGTATAGTGCCTGCTGCCCCTGCTACGTTAGACGCTCCAGCACCCAACTCACCAAGGCCTGCTGCTTTAGCAATACCGCCTGCCAATCGCCGCCCTGCTCCAAACGCGTAAACGTCGGCTATTAGGTTCGGCGCTTGCTGTACCACCTGCCCTAACAAGTCGTTTGCTGCTGCTGAATGATCAGCTGAAAACTGAGCCATAGACTGCTGGAATGAGCCGTTCTCCTGCCCAAGCAGAGCATTAGCTCCAGCAATCCACGACGCTAGAGTGCCTGTAGCACCTGCTGCAAAATTATCTGCAAGTCCGTTTGATTCTAGCGCCTGTTGGCGTAGACCGTATGGTGTCTGAACATAACCGTTATCGTCAAGTACAGGTATGGCTCTGCTAGGTGGTACGAATGGCATTGTATGCTCCACTATTTATACTCTACGACAATTATAGCACAGCTGGTATTCTGCGTATTAGCGTTAGCGGTTATCTACCAGTAAGGCGCACCCCAAAACCATTAGGTCTTACGCCATATACTGGCTGCGTCACGCTTACCTTGTCTACAACAGCAGGAGGTATGCCGCTATCGGCCGCCTGTTGTGCTGCAACGTGATCTCTATACTCTTTCATAAGCGCATCCTCTGCACTAGAGCTACCGCCTCCGCGTTGAAACGCCCTAGCCCTAAGCACGTCTTCTGGGTTTAGCGTCTGGGCTATTTGGTATTTATTCTGGTCTGTTTCGCTAGTATTGAGGGATTTTTTAATGGCGTCGATCTGCATAGCTAGATCAATCCTATCCTTCTCTGGCGTAGCATACCTACCATTAACAATATCATAGGCATGGCTGTACTGTTTCTCTAGTCCAGCTAGGGCAGATAGGGCGGCAGCCTTCTCTGCTTTATCCTTAGCATCTACAGCAGCTGCATCCCCATTACTGACCGCTCTAATCAAACTGGCATACACATCATCAGCACTGGCGTTAGGCATAACACTACTAGCTGCGGACAACACGTACCTATTGTGCATATCCTGCATACCAAGACCCTGATCAGTTAGCATGCCGTCAAGCATGTTTGCGTCAGTGTTGCCTTCCCCCATACCGAGGACACCGCCAGAGAATCTTGACATAGCTTTATCCAACGGTATGCCCTTATTAGATAGCCATCTTGCAGTCTCTAGCGCTGCTCCCGGAGTCATGCCGTGATTTGTCGATAGCTCATCTGCAACGCGCAATAGAGCGTTGTTCTGCGTAGGAGTAACGCCACCAATGGCGCCGTCTGCTAAAAAGTGCTGGACGTGCGGGTTATTAACTACTGATATGTTGACGCCGTTTGTGGAGTCTTTCATGTAGTCATTTTTACTCTTCTGCGCCTCTAGCTGTGCTTTGACTGTATCAACAGCTGCTTTGCGACTCTCAGTATCGGCGTTTTTTTGCTCAACCGATCTGTTGTGTTCTTCTTGGATGTCTGCTTTTCGCTCCGCTAATAGCGCAGCCTGTCTAGCTGCTTCGTCTTGGCGTTGCTGGTTGTGCATCTGCATTGCTAATGAAAGTAAGTCCATAGCGGTTATTTTTTACCCCACAAGCTAAAATCTAATGGTTCATTTCCGTTGTAATTACTAAGTGCGCCTAACCCAGTAGCAACAGGGGGGTTATAGCCGCCGGCAGGTTGTTGGTAGTTAGGCGTTCCGTACACTCCGCTGTTAAACTCTCTAAGTGCTGGTACTATGCGCCCTACATTATTTAAGAACCACTCATTAACGGCATTTGGGTCCAAATGCGATGCAGATGCCCTAGCCTGTATACACTGGTAAACATTCGGGTGTTTAGAACAGTCCTCATACTCAAGCTCCTGCTGCTTTGCCTGTGCCTGCTGTTGAAGCTGTGCCCCTTTCATATTGAGATCGGCGAGCCTATAATCAGCCTGCGAACCATAGTCTGCCTTTCTCAACTCGTAGTCTGCTTTTCTCAACTCCAACAACTTGTCATTTTGATCGAATGTTCTAGCGTCTTTCTGCTTCGTATAGTCCAGCAGCTCTTTATCGTGTGCATCTTTGAGATACATGCTGTACAGGTCGCTAAGACCAGCTAACGGTGAATAAATTGGGGTGTTTGGTATACTATAAACTTGTGGCATTTGTTACTCCTCCAGCCATGTGTACGTATCTTAACAGCGAGTATTACAGCAACATTGCCAACATAGCGCCACCACTTATAAGCGAGTTGGTCATACCCATATTAGCTTGGTTTTGTGCCTCGACTGCTTGCTGATACTGCTGTTGCTGTGCCATGTAGTTGTTGTTAGCTGCCCCCAATCCGCCTGTTGCCTGACCTACCATACCCAGACCTACGCCAGCCAGCTGGCCTTTTAATGCTGTGTTCTGATTAACTGCGTTATTTGCAAAATCAGTTATACCCTTCGACGTGGCAGCAGCGGCGTTTAACCCAGCTAACCTAGACTGGTCGACCTGCTGATTGGGCATAAACCCTACACCATATCGCTGCATTGCTCTGTTTTGTACGCCTGACTGCATGGCATTACCCGTGTTGAATGCGTCCTGTATCTTACCAAGATTAACCAACGGCGACTGGTTTGCCTGTGCTAACAGACTATCCTCGAACGGTTTATAGTTAGCGTTATAGTAGTCATACTGCTTCTGGGCTATGTCTGCCATTGTTTTGCTGTATTGGCTCTCTTGGATTGGCGGTGGTGCGCTACCTTTACTCATACCCAATTACTCCCAGTGTACCCAGTTATTCCTGTAGGCAGTTTCCCCATAGCGTCCCAATCAGGCTCGAGTGTAGTAGTCGTCGTAGTATAAGGAGAGCCGAAACTGAATGGTAACTTACCGCCAGACATCTTATATTGAAGACCAAGCTTACTAAGCTCGCTCAACAGCGCTGAGTTAGCATTCTGTTTAGCAACATTATAACCAACTTGTTGCGCATAATTACTGTTAATGCGCGAGGTGTCTGCGTCTGCTATAGACTTGAAGGCACCAAGAGAACCATCTACCTGACCTGTTCCTAGCTTAGCTACGCCCTGCGCCTGATTTAAGTAGTTAGCACGTTGCGCTGCATAACCGCCAAATGCTGCGTCGGCAGCTGCGTTTGCTCCTGCACTACCTAATGACATTAGTTGCGCCGCGCTGCCACCTTGGGCCATATTTAGCGCCGCATTTTGTGCTGCCGCCCCAGTCTGCTGCCCAGCCTGCGCCAAGCCTTTGGCCATAGCTCCTGCATATGCGTCATCTGAGTTTAGCTTATCTACGGCTTCACGATACGCAGTTTCATTTGGCTGAAAACGAGTAACATAGTCATCCCATCGCTGGTTTGCAATATCGGCAAGTGTCTTGCTATATTGGCTTTCCTGTGGCGGCGGTGGGGCTGAACCTTTAGACATCCCATACTCCTAAACTTAATAATGTATCTGGCTTCATACGACGTGCCCACCCTTTACGGCGTGATATTCCGATAGCTTTCTGCGCACCTAGCTGTGCAGCCAGCGCTTTCAAGAAGTCTATTAGTGCGTCAGTAGCTGCTACGTGTTTTGGCGCCATATACATTACTATAATGTGCATGGCTGTAAAAGTGTCATATGGCGACTTGGCAACATGATACAGCACGAACCCTACAGGCTCTCCATCAGCAAGCACAACCAAATTGCGCAGGCGTCCGTCTACCGTGTGCTCTATGACTGTTTTGACATCTAGCGCGTTGCCTGAATGTGCATTAACAGCAGCCAAACCCTTATACAGTAAATCTGAGTGTGACCCAGCAATAGCGAAATCGGCTGTTGCCACTAGGTGGTTAGGTGTAAGACTATATATCATTAATAGCCACCATAGGTTGCTACTAACACTGTATTGTCTCTGCTACGTGTAGCGCGGCCTCTTGCACGGTCAAGTGCAGCTGTCCACAATTGTGCGTAGTAATTGGCAAGCTGTGGATTGCCAAAATCGCTTGGAGTAGCCAACACGCGTGACATTGCACCAAAAATAATAGCCTCTCGGTATAGGTAATATAGGTCGTCTGGGAGGTTTGTAAACCCCTCCTTAAGCGCACATACAATACGTGCCTGCCCGTTTTCGCTATCAGATGGCGACGGGAACACTACCAGCGTTGTGGCATCCTGTTGGTAGTAGTACTCTGGTAGTGAAACAGATGTGTCAGTAAATAGTGTAGAATACGTAGCTGGGTCTACTGCCTGTAACTTGCGGTCACTTAGTGTAGCCCACATGACACGAACTACAGATGCCCCTGACGGTGCTGAGATTGCGATCTCATTGTCACCATTAGACACATCAATATCTGTCATCACTTGCCAAATCTCAGACTCCAAGCACAACTGGCGCGTCGCATCAACCAACGCCTCCTCAACTATAAAGTCTGGGGCGTTCTTAACTACTAACGCCACATTGCGGCGAAGGTTAAGAATGTCCATCACATATCCGCTTGGTTTTGTTTAGGCGACGTCTTACTAGCAGGTTTTGTCTGGCGTACCTCTACGGCGCCTGCTTCTAGTGCTGCTGACAAAAAAGCGTCTGGAATCTCTGACGGCTCGGTACCTATGGTAAAGTAGTTGATACCCTCCAACACTCTCACTTCGCCTTGTAGTGCTTTTACTAAAGCCATGTCGTATCTCCAAATGTGGGTGCTTACCTTATGGAGCATGTACCCATAAGGTAAGCACCCGTATTGCTACAGGTGCTAGTGTGTTGTTACGAAAGTGCTACGTCGAAAGCGATTACACCAACGTCTTCAACTGTGCCAGAGTAAGAACTCATAAACTTAGGTTTTTTGAAGCCGAAGATTTTAGAGATACTAATACCAAATTTACGGTTGTAGTCCTCTGTTTGCTCTTCCCACTCTGGTGTATTGATGTCCGCAAAAGCAAGTGCTTGTGCGCCTAGGATTAAGCAACGAGCACCGTCTAAGTTACCATCACTACCCCATTTTTTACCTTTGTCTGCACCTAAAGTAGTAGGCACATACATAGACTCGTGGATCACCAAGCCGTCAACTGTTGGGATACCACCTTTGAACAACTCAGAGTTGTTACCCAACGATGCAGCAGCTGCGCGGACGTTAGCTAAAAAGTCTGGGTCTAGCTTCAAGTTAGACATGGTGATAGGGTCAACGAACACGTGGTAAGTTTCTTTGCCGTTAGCCGTAATGCCTTTAACACGTTTAGACACAGCGAACGCTTTAGCACGTACCAAACCACGATAAGTCATCTTATCATCAGATGTCATAGTTTTGGTGTCGCCTTTTTCAAGTGTATCTTTTGGCGCGTTATAACGAACCCAACGGTTATCTGAAGGTGCTGTAACGTCAGCTGCGAATGACAACTGAGATACCTGACCCGTTTTACGATCAGAGCCGTCGATGTTCTTATCGTAAGTGATACCAGCCATTGTTTGGAACGCTAACTCATCAACCAACTTAGCCATACCATACGCCAACTGGTCTTTGGCAATAGTGCGGAAATCAAAGATTGATTTCTGGTCATCCATGCGACCTTTATTAGCGATAGCAATTGCATACTGGTCGTATTGGACTTCCATACTAGACGCAGTAACTGTGTCTTCATTACCACGCAATGTATTGTCGCCAGCAACACCACCTAATGATGCGTTCTGAATCAAGTGGATGATTGCTTTTGTGCCTTTTTCAGTAGACTTCAACTCAGAGATGCGTTGAATAACTGCGTTTTGGTCTGAACCTAAGAACCCTGTTAGGAATGACTGGTTGCGTACTTCTTTCCAAAAGTTTAACGACCATAGTTTCTTCTCTTCCTGTTGCAGAGCTGCAAACGAGGTACTTTTGAGGTCATTTACTGTAGCCATGCTAAAAATCTCCTGTGCTTGGCGTTGAAACAAATAAGTAATGTCGTGCAGGTTTTACCCACAATCACTAGGCTGTATCGTTGCCAAGCTAATAGCTGACTGCTACCAGCACACGAAACTCGATTGCGACTGTTACGCTGACGAGGCGGTACGATATTAGTATGAGCGTATCGTGCTCAACGAATAGATACTATTACGTACAATATATTTATACGGCATAGCGGTCTTAGTGTCAATAGTGTGGCATAAAAAACCCCGCATAAGCGGGGAAATGCCAAGAGGACTGGACTTACGTGCGGCGTAAAATGCGATTTATCTCATCTTGTGGCAAGCGCTCGAAGTCTTCAATCGTCATATTAGAGAAATCATACTTAGCCTCGCCGCGGGGCGCACTACCCGCCGAGTTTGTTGATGGTGGTTGCGCCTTAGCAGCTGCTACTTTCTCAGCAACTGGGCGTATAGGTTGTGGCGCTGGCTGTGTTGCAGTCTGCGTAGCTTGTTGCGTCTGAGCAGTTGGTTTTGCACGCGCAGCCAACACTGGTGACAACACGTTTAGAACGCGGTCTAAAATCTCGCCTTTGCGAACACCCTGTGTCATCAGCCCCTGACCTATAGTCAATGCCATGTTAGTAAGCTGCTCATCATACATAGGCGAGTTCTGGTTAAACTCTGGGTACTCCTGTGTAATCTGCTGCAATCTTGTTTGGAACTGATAGTCTTCACTCGAATAGGCGAACTGCTGTTGCGACGCCTGATACGCCTTAGCCTGTGCCTGCTCCATCATAATCTGGTTTGCTTTGCGGCGGAAGAACTTAGCCTTGTCAACATCGCCCTCTAACAGCGCTTGATGTTCCAAGTCTGCTAATGTGTCCAGCGGGTCTTCTTCTGGTTGTTGTGCTTGCTGCGCCTGAGCCTGCTGCGCTTGCTGTTGTTGTGCTGCTGTTAGGAACTGACGAACTAAGTCCTTAGCAGTTGTTAGCTCCTCTTCTAGCTTGCGTCGCTTCTCAATCTCCTCATCCAAACGCGACTTTGGTATGAACGGTTCCTTAGGTTTTGTTGAAGATGCTGGTTCCGTAGCAGGTTCTGTTGCGGCAGGCTCCGTAGCTGGTTCTGTTGCGGCAGGCTCCGTAGCTGGTTCTGTTGTGGGTTCAGAAGCAGGTTCTGTTGCGGCAGGCTCCGTAGCTGGTTCTGTTGTGGGTTCAGAAGCAGGTTCTGTTGCAGCAGGTTCTGTTGCAGGCTCTGTTGCAGCAGTAGATTTTTTATTTAGTTCCTCTTCGAGGTCGGTCATCCAGTCACTCATTGGTGTAGTCCTTATATTTGTTGATCAGAAAATCCAATCGTTGTTGAAAGTCATCTGGTAGGTCTGCGCCTTTTACCAGATTGTCTCTCGCCCAAACAGGGCGAAGATTGCTCAAGTCGTTTATCATAAATGGATTAAAATATCCATTCTTGATGAACCACTTCATAGGTATGATATGGTCGATATGTATTTCATCTATACGCTCCCATGTCATACCATCTGTGAACTGCGCTTGGATGTGCTCCAAGAAGTCTAAATGGCTGTACCCCAACATGCGTGGTATGTTGATTCGCCCTTTAGGACGCTCTACCTTAGCAGCTCGATATGTGCGCACTACTGCCTGTCGTAGTAGCCACTTAGCCCAAATGCGGTTATTGCCTCTGCGTCGTACCTGACGTTTCTTGCGCTTACGCTTAGGTCTGCATTCGTATTCTTCTGTCATTCTACAAAAGGCGAAAGCCCCATATTAAGACGCTGTTGAGCAAAGCCCATAGCTTTTTCATAAATGTCATCTGGCACTTGTGCGTGTGCTGCCGCTGCTCGCTTCAAGCGCATCAACTCCATAGGTGTGAGTGTAGGAACGACTGTAGGGAATCCGATATAGCGGTTAGTGCCAAACTTATCAGCGGACGAGTATTCAGTAGCAACATCTCCATTAGACAGCGGTATAGTACCTAACCAGCCGTCGCCTTTCATTCCAGCGCCTTCATATTTATTAGTGTTATCGTTGAATCGCGGCCCATATGCACCAAGCTGTGCCAACGGACTTAGCTGTCGTACTTCATCTACTCTAGCCATTAAATACCCTCCGCTCCTGCTGTAAGGCTCTGAATCTGGTTATAACGCCCACTCTCCGCTTGGCGCACTCTGCCGCCCTCGGCAGCGCGAGACATAACCTGCATACGTGCAATAGCTGCTTTAGTATCCATCTCGTTAGCTTTGTTCTGAAGTGCTGCCTGCTGCTTAGTGACTGTACTCTTATATTCAATAGCAGGGTTAGTGACTGCTGCATATGCTTTAGCTTTGTTAAGCTCTGCTTGGCTATTAAGCTCAGTAATCTGCGCTTGTAGTTTCTGCATCTCAAGCATAACCTGCTGCATCTGTACCTGTTGCTGCATCTGCATCTGTTGCTGCTGTTCTGGTGAAGGCTGTCCCATACCCATCTGTTGGCGAATACGCTCTGCAACCTCGTTCTTACGAGCGAAGTTAGACAGCTCCACCATTATGTCTGGTGGTATAGGAATACCCGCCTGCACCATCTGAATAGCCTGCGCGAACTGTGTCTCCACAAATGTCTCGCGGTTAGGCTGGCTAGTAACTACGACATCATACTTACCGATTGTTAGGTCATTAATTACTCTGCCGTCTTGTGTTGGTTGGTTGATTGCTACTATTTCCTGCGTCTGCTCTCCAGCCTCGTTCTCAGAGGTTATGCGCATAACACGCGTGTCTGTATAGTACATCTGCATCAATGTAAGCATGTGTTTAGCCAATACAGTCCTAGAACGGTCTAAGCTGTCAAACACTGGCTGTAGCTGCGTAAGATTGCGGTTTACACGTGCATCTAGGGCAATGCCGCTAACTTCAGAGTGACCCTCGCCTACCATATAATCGGACACGCCACTAATCTTACGCACCATGTCCTGAGCGTAATTAACAAACTGCATTAGTCCGCTTGGTAGTGGGTTAGGTTCTATCTTATGCGCTTGTTTTCCATGTGCCGTTACTAACACTACACCAGTTTTAGCGCCATCGCGGGCTAACTCTTCTGGTGTCATGTTTACAAGCGCACCCTCCTCTATGACCCATCCGCTGTTTGCAGTGCTATTAACAACATGCAACGCCTGTGACGACAATTTGTTTATCTGCTGTTGTGAATCCAGCATATCACGAACCCAACCTAGGGGCTTACCACGGCGGAATTGTGGGAAATACGGTACGATTGTGAAGAATGGGTACGGAGAAAAGTCGTCGTGTAGCACAACATTACCAGCTGTAATCGTCCAGCGCACTTTTCTCTCTGCTTTTGTGATTATCATAGCACCAGTCAATGCAGAGTAATCGCTTACTTTCTGCTCGTCCCAAGTGTCTGGTACTGGATTTTCCTCACCTGTTACTGGGTCAATGAACACCTCAGCACGGTTAATTACGTAGTGCTGGCGGTCAATGACACGAATGCGCTTAATGTCACGCTCATCAGATGGAATCTGATCATAGGCATAACCGAACTCAGGCGTACCGAATGTGCCTCTACGGGTATATTCTGCGTACTCGGCACCCAAATTAGAACTCAACGCCTGTGTCCTAACACGCTCCGCTACAGAATCGCCATACAACTCTGAAATGTCGTCGATGCTCATCCACTTAGTTACAAACACCTCACGCCATGTCTTAGGGTCTTGTTCTTTTGCTTGCGGATCAACGATAACAGTGAATGGGTCTACAGATGTAATGCGGATGTCACCCTGTACGTTCTCGTCAAAGTCCATGCGTATGTCATAGAACCCGCGGTCTGTAATCATGCCGTCTTGGAATACTTCACTCTCGACATACTCGAATGAGTTATCATCGGCTACCTGCATCATTAGCTTAGTAAGCACGTCAGCTATCTGCTGATCACCCTCATTTAGCGGTTTTACGTTGAATGTGGCGCGTTTGTTGGCATACTCACCTAGTATAGCGTTAACTGTAGGGCGAATAATGTTTAGCGTAAGTGCAGGTCGTTTTAGGGCACTCAACTTTTTGACGTCTTCATCAGACCACTGTTTACCTGCGTAATACTCCTCGCAGGTTGTGGCTATCTCTTGCCACTTAGTATGTCCTGCTTCATATGCTCGGCGGAACGCTTTCATGTTGCGGTCCGCAATACGCAACTCGTCTTCAGAATTGTTCTGCGTAGGAATAACCATCGTAAATTCCGTATTGTAAATGTTTAGCAACTTATAACATAGGGGTAGTGGTGTGTCAAGCTGACATCCAAGTATCGCCTTTATTAGTACCTAATTTTTTGAGCTTATCCCGCCATGACGCCTTCGGCTTTGGTGTGGCTTTAGCTGGCGGGGATACATCGTTGATCATAAGCCCTAGGTAGCTAAAAGTGTCGCAGTTATGTGTAAGGATACCATTTGCGTAGTATACATGTGCATCCTCAACTGTCAGGTTGAATACTGCTTGCGGTTCTGGCAGCACTTCTTTTAGCATAACCGTTGCGGTTGTTTCGTCTGAACCGATAACAACAACACAGGTGCTATATGTCAACTCGTCTATCGTCATCCACCCATCTGTAGTCATCACTGGGTGGTTCCCTGTACCAACCAACTCTGCGCCGTTAGATAGCAAAACCCTATAAACTGTAGCCTGTTCTGACGTACAGCCAGCGTTAACTACTCGCTTTACTCCTTCTGGTGTCACGACCATATCACCTACCGATACTTGTTCGATAGGTACGCCGCCTTGCGGTGTCTCTACCAAAGTACCTGCTACCAAACACTGGTCGTCATTCTTACCGTTAGGGAACTTTAGAAGCTCGGCTAGGAAGTCTGCAAGCCACGGCGCATTAGCTGGTAGGAACACCTTACCCTGCTCAACACGCGCCTGAATAGTCATAGAACGAGCTATCTTGTTCTGTCTGCCGGGTTTTAGCGGTGTTATTGTTATGAACTGCTTACGCTCGCTCATGCGCTTATTGAGTATAGGCTCAATCATAGCTGACAGCTGCCCCTGCTCCATACCGTTGTAGCGAGTGTTGTGCTCTACGGCGTTGTCAATGATCTTCTCAGCTATGTCAAATGATGTCCATTTGCCTCGTTTTACGTCCAATATATAGAGGTTGTAGTCTCTATCCAACGCAGCTGTCATACCAACTGTGAAGTCTGTACCACGGCCAGTTGAAAAGTCCCACGCAGAAAACGCTGTCATGTCAGCTAAATCTGGTAACTTCTTACGGTCTTTGGTATCAGCCTCTATGTCCTTATCGTAATAGCGTATTGTATCCTGCTTGAACAGCGTACCTTCAGCAGGTACTGGGTCTTGCTGGTACAGACACTGCCACTCACGCATACCTACGGTCTTCTTGATACGTAGGTAGTCCTCTACGCTTCTCCGTTTTGGGTTAATAGACTCACCTTCTTTACGGAACGACTCGTCCTCTTCCGCAATAGCTGCGAAACGTAGTGTCTTGAAGCCCTCATGTTGCATCTGCTCTTCAATAAACCCACCCAAGTCTGCCTCATGCCATCTAGTGAACAGGATAAGGCAGCCAGCGCCCGGTTGTAGACGTGTATACGCTGTAGACTTGAACCAGTCCTCTACCAGCTTGCGGTAGCTCTCACTATCCGCGTCTGCGCGGTCCTTGTAAACGTCGTCGATTATAAGGCAGTCAGCACCCTTACCCGTCAAACCACCCCCGACACCGACGGATGTGTATCCGCCCATTCTTGTTGTTCGCCATGCGTCTACCGATGCCATGTCCTTGTGTAGGCGTGTACTCTCAAAAATACGCTGGTAGTCTGGCTCTCTCAGCAGCTCCCTAGCCTTCTTAGAGAAGTCGTCAGCTAAGTTTGAAGCATATGCCGCCACTACTATCTCTTTATCTGGCGAGCGCCCTAAGCCCCATGCTGGCAGAAAGATAGAGGATAGCTGACTCTTGCCTACCCTAGGTGGCATGAATATGGCTAGTCGTGGTGATTCTCGTCTCTCGATTGCTTCCCAGAAGGCTTGCAGCTCTGCTATAGCCAGCTCGTGAACCGCGTCGAATATGTAGCTTGGCATTACGCGTTCTATGAAATGGCGCATACTACGTCGTGCTAACTCTCGGCTTGCAAGCTCTCTCTTAGCCTCAAGCTGTATGCTCTGCTGCTTTGACAGCGTAGCCTCACGCTTCGACAACATGCTGTCAAGCTGCATCGAACTCACCCTCCAAGACAATACCTTCTGGGCTTGTGCCTAATAGTTTTTGCAGGTCTTCAGTAGACATCTGCTGTAGCTGTTTCGCTATGTCGCCTGACGCTACATTAACACGTATAGACTTCTCTGGCTCATAAAGTCCGTGTAGTTTACCTAGCTCTCTAGCTACGTTAACAACCTCGTTTGCTGTATCCGCTATCTCATATGCCTCTACCAGCATCCCAGTTATGAGTGCGCGATTAACCTCTACAAGCGGCGCACGCAACTTATTTATGCGTGTGCGTGCTATGCCCGTTGTATTCTCAACCTCGTCGAAACTGAATCCGTTGTTGTGCATTGCCACAGCTATCTGCTCCGCTTTTGTACCGCCGATCTTAGTTATCAGTGACACGTACCAACTTCTCTCTTATGAACTCTGTTACTGACAAGCCGCTCTCTGCTGCCGCTTTTACTAGGCGCTCGTCGTCACTAGGGCTTAGCCAAATAATACGCTGTTTGAATCCGTTTGCTAGGCGCTTCGCTCTAAACGCTGCCTGCGCCCTTTTTTGTGCTTCTGTCATGTGTAGCCTCGTATGTGTTTTATGATATAGGCAATACTTATACCACTACATATACGGTACTGTCAACGCAAATACACACTTTATAGTGTGTACCCGTCTGTTTCAGCTAGTTTTGTAAGCGAATCACGTACAAATTCCGACACATTGAATCCGCCTAGTGTGTTTGCCCGCTTGTATTCTAGGTATCTGTACAGGTCTCCAGTCAGTATTACACTGATTGCCTTGTCACCTTGTAGCTTTCTCCGCGCGTTGTTCTTACGTGCTGCTAACTTTTGTGCTTCTGTAGACATATTTATTCCTCCGTTTTGCACATATTATACACCTAAAGCGTATTATTTGGTCTATTTTTGTTGGTAATTTTTGTGTGTTTGTATATCAAAAGCGTTTTATGATGCTGGTTTTTTGTTAGTATTTTGTGAAAATTGGTATATCAAAAGCGTTTTATGACGTACTTATTTTGTGAAAATTGGTATATTTGGTTGTAAAAAGTTGTGCCCCACGTCACACGCGCCCACGTCAAAAGGGATTTCGCCTTGCCCGCCAGCCAAAACCAAAAATCCAAAATCACGAAAGCGTCATCGGTTGCCTGTTGGCGTTGCCCATGCGTTGCCCATGCGTTGCCCATGCGTTGCCCATGCGTTGCTTAGGTTCTCAACCTAAATAAAAAAAGTTATAAAAACGCTTGCAATTGTAAAACGTTTTGCATATAATAATCACAAGTCAGGGCAATAGTGCCTAGACTGTAAACAGAAAAGGAAATATCGAAAATGGAAAAAACTAACGTATTGAAAAATAACGAACAAATTAACGTATTGGCTTTAGAGTTTGCAAACGCTAGTACATCAAGAGCCGATGCACTAAAGAAAGCAATCGCCTTGCTTTCTAAGGGCGACCAGATAGAGCGCAAGCTCGACGCTAAATCATCTGATTATGCGTTTTGGCAAGCCCTTAAAAACGCTTGCAAAATAGTTAATAGTGGCAAGACTACTGCCAAAAAATTGGCTGACAAAGTAGCAGAGCTTAACGACCCCAATAAAATCCGTAAAGAGTTGACGACCGTTGGTCAAGAGATTGGCGTTATCGCTAAACGTGAGACCGTTAAAAAAACAGAAGTAGCACAAGAAGAACAGCCTAAAGCCGTTGACTTGATGTCATTAACCGATGAAGAATTAACTACTCTCAAGGAAAAGATTCAAGGCATACTCGATCTGCGCAAAAAAGCAAACGACAAAGCCACTGCCGTTCTTAATAAAACGACAACTAGAAAAGTAGCATAACAAAAACTCGCTGCCTACTCGCCCGCTATATGCGGGCTTTTTTTCGCCTATCATTACCACACTTCACCAAAGCCCCTACATTAAACGTAATGCACCATAGGGCTACGATTGTATATCTCTTACTAGAAAACCCATTGTAGGTAATTATACGCTGTTCTAAGGCATGCTTAGTTGTTTGGTATTGCATACGTTGCAAGATTGCCAGCTACTCACTATAAAACCAATAGAGCGATTTTCTGCATCATGGATATATGATTGTTCATCTCTCACAAGAAAATCTATTGTGCGACTTTGTAGCGTGCTACATGGCTATGTTCAAACCTAATCCGTCGGGTTGTTAGGTTCAAAACCTAAGCCGTCATCTTTCTATTGAATACGCTATGTGATTACCGTTGTTGATTACCGTTGTTTTGTTAGGTTAAAAACCTAAGCCGTCATCCGCTACTGAATCCCGTTGGCGGTATAAATATTAGGCACAATTCAGTATAAAAATCTTATACCGACCACCCGCTATTTTTCCGAATTAATTGTATTTTTTTTCGATTAAATTAATTCAAAAAAAATACCGAAAAATACCCCAAAAACCCGCTTTTTTG